GCCATCTCGTTGCTTGCTAATAGGAGGGCGGCATGAGCCGCGACCCCGACGGCAAGCTCCATTGCTGCGAGAAGTGCCGCTACGCAGGCGATCTCATCTACCGTAAGGACCTCGATGAATACTGGTGCGAGGACTGCATCACCAATGAGAACGAGGTCGCGTGGGACCGTTATCAAGAGTCATTAATGGAGGGCGGTGGCCCTCCATCCCTGAAAGAACAGATGGCAGAAGCGAGGAAACTCAAATGAGTGATGCACGGTCATCCAGTGGCATTGAGGAACTGCGCAAGCGGTTTGAAGCTGCGGCCCGTGCAGTTTCGAATGGCCGCAGCGGAGATATCCGACGTTTTTACGAAGGCGCTCCGGAGAGCGATATCTGCGCGGCCTATGATGCTCTGTGTGGTGGTGCCCAAGCTGCGCCAGAGCCCGACGATTGGCGCGAAGACCCGAGCGCCGACGAACGCTGGAACGCGGGCGTTGACTTCGTGATGAAGCTGCTTTGCGATTTTCTGGGCGTCGATCCGGATGACGTTACCTGGGACGCCGCGACCGAAACGGTGGATGGCGACGTTAGCGCCGTGATCGGCAACATTCTCCGTACCAAATACGGCGAGGACTGGGGACCAAGCGACGGGGCAATCTATGCGGCCGCGAGCAAGGCGGAAACGCCAGACGACGAACGCGCCGACATGATGCGCGACATCGACGCCAAGCTAGAGGGGCTCCGCGATCCCGCCTACGGACAGCGGGACGCCGTGATCGAGGAATGCGCAAAACATCTGGAGGCGTGCGGCTTTCGATACAGCCAAGGCTTCGATTTGCCGGACAGTTTGCGCCGGTTGAAGGGTTCCGCGCTTCCATCGACGGAGGGCAAGTGACTATGACTGAGCGCCGCGAAGTCATTGAGGAGCGCGACGGCGAAATGGCCGTGATCGACATGCACAGAGACGTTTTCGGAGTCCCGCGCTTTGTCGCGGGCGTGATCCGAACAATTATGCGCCCGACAACTGTCTGCCAAACCTACGGCACCTTTAAGACGCGCGAAGAGGCGCTTAATGCCGCCACTACGGCGCTTTCCTCCACAGACCGCGAGTCCCCCAAGTGACCAGGTAATCAGTCCCTCCAGCAGACCGAGGAACCCATGAGATGCCCACGCTGCCAGTACCCAACCCGCTGTGTCGAGACTCGCGCGTGCGAACACACTATCCGGAGGCGCCGCCAATGCAAGAACTGCAAGCTCCAATTCCATTCAGTGGAACTGATGACGAACTTGAGGCCGGAAGTGTTAAATACAATGTCGCTCGAATCGTTCGTCTTTCATCAGGCCGGTTCGCACTTTTTTCCCACTATCGCGCGGGCGCGCTCGATCTTATCAAGGTGGGAACGATTGAAGAGATCGCGCCTCACATTCCAAGCGCTGACGCCTGCTCTTACACTGAGCCTCGACCCGCGCGCGAAAAATCTAAGCTAACCACCCTCGACCTGGCCGATCTTGGCCTTTAACCCAGAAGGAGTCTACAATGTCTGCTTACGAAGCCACAATCAAGGAAATCGCTGCCTATATTCGATCTGAACTCAGCGTGATCGAAAAACTCAGTAGTCTCGATTTCACTATCGGCATTTCAGGTCGTCTCCACGACGGCGAACTCAAGATCAAATTTGAACTCGGCTCGACTTATAGCGCAGGCGGCTCCGTCAAAGGCGGCTCCATCGACGCTGTTCTTCTCGAATACAAGCGCCGATTCGGCTGGGATCAGCGTAACCAGCCACTTGAACTGAGCTTCGCGCCCGAGCCCAAGATCGAACCCGAAACCGATATCACTGGAGTTGCAATCTAATGAACCTCGCAAACGAAATCTCCTCACTCCAGTCCGAACTCGAGTCGCTCCGCGCGACGACCGAGACCCTCAAGCACTCCAACGCGATCCTCGAGTTCGAGAACCAACAACTTCGCGGCGCCCTTGAGAAGGCCCAGGGCGAGCGCGACTATCACATGATTAAGAAGTCTGAACTCAAGGTCATCCTTGACAACACAGGCTCTCAACTCGTGGCCGCCGTGCAGAAGTTCCACGAAAGCAACCGCGCGGAACAGCTTGAGGGCATGCGCACTGACGATCCGCCGAAGTTCCTGGCCTCGCCGACGCAGGAGGCGGCACAATGACTATCAGCCCTCGCCTCCTCGAACGACGCCGCAAAGCCGCTCTCGTAGAAACCGGCGGCTTCAAGCCGTGCACGACCGAATACGTCAACCTGCTCCAGTTCCGGATCATAGAGCTTCAGCAGGAAGTCGAACAACTCACTGAGATGCTTGAAAGGAAACCGGCGTGATAATCCTCACCGAGAAAGCCGCCTTCGAGCGTGTCATCGAGGGCTTCCGTATGTCAGTCGACGGTTGTCGGTCCCTCGCTCGGCACCAGCCTGAGAAGTCCCACATGTGGCTGAAGATGGCCGAGGTCTACGAGGTCGCCGGGCAAAGCGCCTGGAGACTTATGAACGAGGCGGCGGCCAAGTACAAAGGAACACCCCTGTCATGACACTTGACCAGCAGAAGATTGAAGAAAAGCGTGAAGTGGCGAAGAAAGAAGGCTTCCGCAGATGGATGACGGAGCCGATGACGCGCGCGATGATCTCCACAATTCCGAAGTGTGACAATCTGGAGATCATTCTGCAGGCCGCCTACGAGAGCGGCTTCGGCGGTGGGGCGGTCGCCACTACCATTTTATTTCTCGAATATGCAACGAGGCCTTCACGATGAACGCCAGCATCTGCTTTGTCGCAGTCAATGGCGCAGATACGATGGACCACTTCGATCAGCTTCATCCATCGGTCAAGCGCCTTTTCTATCAAACTGAACAGAACCTTTGCGCATACTGCGCTGAGGAAACCGCCAGATTATGGGCTGGTGATCCAAGGCCACCACTCGAAGTCTGGATCGAAGTAATCCGTCAAATGGAAAGAGGACAAATCAGTGAGCACAACCCTTTCGCCGACCTCAGAGCAGAGAGCGATTATCGACGCCGCGAAGAGTACGAACGAAAATTTGCTTATCAACGCATTAGCGGGCGCAGCGAAAACTTCAACCCTCGTTATGATCGCGCACGCCCTACCCTCGACGATTATGCTTTCTCTCGCTTTCAACAAGCGGATCGCGACCGAGATGAAAGACAGACTGCCTTCGAACGTTATGTGCAAGACCTTGAACGCTCTCGGCCACGGCGTCTGGATGCAGACATGCTCGCGCAAGATCGCACTCGACTCGAAAAAGTCTTACACCATCCTGAAAGGACTCGTCGATGGCCTTGGGCGGAAAGACAAGGGTGAAGCCTACGAAAGTTTCTCGGAAACGCTCAAGCTCATTGGCAAAGCGAAGCTGGCCGGTTACATACCTGACAATATCCCAACAGGTAGACGGCTCATATCATGCGATGATTTCTGGGCAGACCTTGACGAAGAAGCAGAAGCTCTTTCCAGAGACCTCGTTGATCGATCTCTTGGAGAATCAATATCCCAATCTTATTCGGGACTTATCGACTTCGACGATCAGATATACATGCCCACACTGTTCGGCGGCACATTTCCACGATTTCCCCTCGTTTTGGTTGACGAGGCTCAGGACCTTTCGAGTATTAACCATGCCATGCTCGAAAAACTCGTTACTCAGCGTCTTATCGCTGTCGGAGACCCCTACCAAAGCATTTACGCTTTCCGTGGAGCCATGTCTACCTCGATGGCCACGCTCCGTTCTAAGTTCTCCATGCGGGAGATGAACCTTTCGATCAGCTTCCGTTGCCCCAAGTCGATCATCGAGCGGGCGCGCTTCCGCGCTCCGCATATGCAATGGCCCGAGTGGGCCGAAGAAGGAGCCGTCAATGTCCCTACCGAATGGTCTGCTTCTGATATTAGCGACGGCGCTGCTGTCATCTGTCGTAACAATGCTCCCCTCTTTAGACTTGCGTTTGCGCTCATCAGAGCGGGTCGTGGTGTTACTGTCGTCGGCAGTGATATTGGTCCTGCTCTTGTCAAAGCTCTGAAAAAGCTCGGCCCGGAGGACATGACATATGAGCAAGCAAGTAAGGCGATCGACGCCTGGGAAGCAGAGCGGCTCCGAAAAAAGAAGGGAGTTGCCGCTGTCAGAGATAAAGCTGACTGCCTCCGAGTTTTTCTTAGTGTGGGAGGTAATCTCGCGGGGGCAATCGCCTATGCTGATTCCATCTTCAAATCTACAGGGCCAATACAACTCCTTTCTGGGCATAAATCTAAAGGATTGGAGTGGGACAACGTTTTTCATCTCGATCCAAGCAGAATCCCTTCCCCGTATGCTATCACCGACGACGAGCAAGAACAAGAACTCAACGTCCGCTACGTGATCGAGACGCGTGCTAAGAAGTCGTTGACTCTTATCGAGATGGAGGGGTACGTTGGCTGACGAAGGAAGATGGGTAATGACGAGCCAGGTCGTCAAATCGCCTTGGTGTCTCACGTTTTTTATCGGTGCAATAACTGTAGCTGAAATAACATTCAGCGACAAAAAGCCTCATCTTATCATGTGGCATAAGCAGGAAGGCCCGTTTGACTCAGTAGGCGACGCGATGAAAAGAATGCATCAGCTTCTTAAACTTCCACCTGATGAAAAAGAGAGTTTGGCCGATGCCGTATAACACTTCCATCATGGGCTACGCCGACATCCGCAAGGTGCTCGACCGCGCCCTCGAGACTGAGAAAGGTGTCCAGCTCCGTTTCCCTGACGAGCAGGCTGCCATGACTTTCAAGGGCCGCGTTCACACCGTGCGGTACTTGGATCGGAAAGAGAACAAGAAAATCTACGCCGAGACCGATCCAATGTGGGGCCGCTCCGCTTACGACGGCCTCATGCTCAAGCAAGGCATCGTCGATGGGAAGAAGGACCCGCTCCTCGTCGCGGTGATTAAGCTGGAGGGAGTCGAGTTTGATCTGGAGGAGATCAAATAGGAATGTAACCATACCACCCGCACCGTCATCTGAATAAACATTCCAGGGAACCAAAATAACCATTGACAATTGACCATATGGTGTGGTCAAATGACCGCGCGGGCGGGTTTCATGCCCGTCCTACCCTCTTTCAAACCCAAGGAAACATCCAATGACTGAACAGATTACCATCGCAGGCAAGACCTTCAACGTCCCGACGCGCTACGAGGAAGGTCACGAACTGACCGCCGGTGAGGCCTCGGCCCTCAACCAGACCTATCACGAGAATATCCGCAACAATCTCGCGAAGAAGGTGAAGGAGGCCGAGGAGGCCGGCGCCTTCGACCAAGACGCGATGCAGGCCACCGTCGATGCCTACGCCAACGAGTATCAGTTCGGTGTCCGTGCGGCTGGTGCCGGCGTCTCGCGCGATCCTGTCATGTCCGAGGCCATGCGGATCGCCAAGAAGCAGATCGCGGAACTGCTCAAGAAGTCCGGCAAGAAGGTCAGCGACTACACCGTCGAGACCATCAACGGCGCGGCCAAGGCCCTTCTCGCCAAGGACCCCGCCATCATGGACCTGGCTCGCCAGCGCGTGCAGGAGCAGCAGTCGCTCGCTTCGGCCGATCTCGGCGATATCCTGTCCGGTCTTGCTGCGAAGCCTGCGGACGAAGCCCCGGCGCAAGCCGCGCAGTAAGTCCTTCTTGGTGGCCGTTCCGACGGCTTCATCAAGTGCGTGTAAAGGCAGCATCAAGGTTCGGTAGAAGTCCGATTAAACCGCCTGCATCGAACTGGAGCCTTGAAAGTTAAATGTCGAGTGTCTCGCTCAATCTTTGGTACGAGGCCCTCGGCAGCCAATACGGGATCGCCCTCCAATGCGAAGGCGATCCCGTAAAGGTCCGACAGAAATTGTACGCGCTCCGCAAGGCGCATAACGACCCGGACCTAGAGTCCTTGTCAATCGTACAATCTCCCTCGGTCCCGTCCCAATTGTGGATATTGAAAAAACTATGACTGTATTCAAAGCCGAAGGCCTATCGTCCAGTGCAGTTGAGATGCTAGGCCAACTCTATGTCAGTGGCCCAACTTGGGATGGAAACGTCTGCTCAAAGCAAGGTCGTTCCGAATTATGCCGAGCGGGGCTAGCGTGGCACGAGTATGGCTATGCCTCATTAACACCTGAAGGCGTTCGTGTAGCGGTAGAATGGCCTATGGCTGATCTCAAGCGGCGACACGATGACCGCTGGCTCACTAAGCGGAGGAACTCGTGAAACGTAAAGAGGATCGCCCGATCTCCAAGCATACACTCAATCTGTATGCTGGCCAGTTGGACAAGCTCCAGGAGTTGCACCCCCGCTTGGGGGCCGCCAAGGTCATCCGCACTTTGGTCGATGACCACATCCGCTCAGTTGCCGAAGGCGCGGCACAGAAGTTTGATCCGATCCCGGAACCTAACGTGGAACTGAAGGAGTTGCTCTAATGGTTAAGGTCAATGTCTATTTCTGCCCTGAATGTTCAGCATGTCTCCCAATCTCAGCGGAGCCTGACGAGGGCGACATATGCGAGAATTGTAACTGCGATATCTTCGACAACGATCCTCTCGTCGGCGAGTTTGACGAGAACGATGCCAAGCAACTGAAGGGTGACGCCTAATGTCCGACATGGCCGAACTCTTCGCCCGCGATCCTCTTCGCCACACGCGCGACTCGATCGACGAGATCATCACTTACTACCGAGGCGCCCGCGCCGCCTTCAACCTCGGCGAGAAGTCCGCCGGCTCCACTAAGAAGGCGAAGGCCGCCGCCCTGCCGAAAGGCGAGAAGCTGGACAAGCTCGACCTCGATGAACTCATGGGGAAACAGTTATGAAAATAACAAAGCTCAAATCACCTTTGAAGTCGCTGGAACTGTGCTGGCTTATCAGGATCGGCAAGTTCAAGTCAACTCCAGAAGTTCGACAGATCGCAAAGCAAGTATCTTTCGCGAGAGCTTACGGTTTCCAAGGAAAGATGAGCTGATGGACCAGCTAATGGAGTCTACATCGCTTTCCCCGTTCCTCCCAGGGACCAACATTCAGTTCGCGTGGGACTCAACGAGCCTCGGCTGGCTCAAGACATGCCCGCGCCTTTACCAGTATTCCATGATCGAGGGCTGGCGCTCTACCGGCCAGCATGTCCACCTGGATTTCGGCTCATACTACCACCACGCACTGGAACTATACGATCGGTTCCGCGCGACCGGCCAGGACCACAACGAGGCCCTTTACGAGTCCGTCAAGTATTGCCTCGAAGTAACATGGTATCGTTCTCAGGACGAAAGCGACCAATTGGGAAAACCCGATGGACCAGTCGACTGGGGCCACAACCTCAAGACCCGCGAGACCCTGGTCCGCTCCGTCATCTGGTACCTCGAAGAGTTCGGCGTGAACGACGCCGCCAAAACGGTGATCCTGAAGAACGGGAAACCGGCGGTGGAACTGTCGTTTCGGCTGGAACTGGATTTCGGGCCGACTAACGGCGCAGCGGCTTGGAACGAATCCGGTAAAGACCAGCCTTACGTAATTTCCGGCCACCTCGATCGCGTAGTTGAGTTCGCCGACGGCATCTACGTCATGGATCGCAAGACTTCCTCCACCACGATCGGGAGCTATTACTTCGATGGATATAATCCTGACAATCAGATGTCGCTGTACACCTTCGCAAGCAAGGTTATTTATCAGACTCCTGTACGAGGTGTTATTATTGATGCGGCGCAAATTGCAGTTGGATTTACGCGCTTCTCGCGTGGATTTACGTTCCGTACCGAAGCGCAGACTGAAGAATGGCTGGCGAATACCAAGCATTGGCTCGCGCTTGCCGAAGGCTTTGCAACTGCGGGGTTTTGGCCCATGAACGACAAGTCGTGTCACCAGTACGGTGGCTGCGCCTTCCGCAAGGTCTGCTCGAAATCGCCGGAGGTTCGACAGAAATTCCTCGAGTCAGATTTCACTAAGCGCCAATGGAACCCGCTGGAGCCGCGATGATGGAAAATCACGAAATAACAGCACGAATGCATACACTTCTTGGTTCGTATATGAAAGACAAAGAAGCTGACAAAGTTCTTCAAGGAATTAATGCTCTTGATGAAAAAGACTTTGATGAATTTACTCGATTGATGCAAGAATGGTCAGCTTGCAGATGGAATGAGAATCGATGATGCTTTGGAGATCGTTTCACTGGCAAATTTATCCAACTTGCCGCTTTTCTTACAGCCGCGTGCTTGACTCTGATTACGGTTGGAAGGACGTTTGGCTTTGTCTTGGCCCACTTCAAATGCGATGGAAGTCTTATCAATGATCCTTTCTTTCCCCTGCACCATCACCGACATCTTCGAGCGCAAGCTCCAAAAACACGCTGGCGGCGCCGGGCCGCAGGCAATCTTCACTACGGCTTCAGCCGGCTGGTACATTCAGATCAACGGCGCCTTCTCCATCTTCGTCGGCGCGGACAAACCAAGTTTCAGCGTGGATGACGCCATCATCCTCTCAATCAGAAAGCCATCGTGACATGGTTGCACTGACCTCGGCCAATTCCACCCTCACCAAGGCCCTCATCATGGGCGACAGCGGCACCGGCAAAACCGGCGCGCTCGCCTCCCTCGTCGGTGCCGGTTACAAGCTCCGCATCCTTGACTGCGACAACAAGCTGCAGACCGGCATCCTCCCCCAGGTCATCAAGCGCGACTTTCCAGACAAGCTCGGGAGCATCGACTATGAGGCGGTACGCGACAAGTTTAAGGCTTCTGCGCTCGGCCCTGTTTTTGACGGCATGCCTAAGTCTTTCACTCGGAGTTTGGAGCTTCTGGACAAGTGGTCCGACGGATCAATCCCTGCTAAATGGGGTCCTGAGTTCATCTTTGTGTTGGACAGCCTTACTTTCTTTTCTGACTCTGCATATAATTGGGCCAAATCCCTGAATCCCGGAACGAAGGACCCGCGCCAATGGTTCTACACCGCGCAACAGGCAGTGGAAAATTCCATCGCTATGCTTACCGCCGACGCATTCGCGACCAACGTTCTCGTAATCGCGCACGTCTCTTGGCAAGACAGGCCCGACGGCACCATGAAGGGCTATCCGGCATCAGTGGGCAAGGCCCTCGGCCCGACGATCCCGGCCTACTTCGATAACATGATTTTGTGCCAGACAGGTGCTGGCCAAAAGCGTACCATCCAGACGGTTCCGACCGCCTTGGTGGACTTGAAGAACCCGGCGTCATTCACAATGGCTCCGACTCTACCCCTGGAAACAGGGCTCGCAACCTTCTTTGAAACCTTGAGGAAATGATGCCAGAAACAGTCTCATCAACTTCAGACGAACGAACCGTCAACAACGTAGTGCGCCATGAATATCGCGTCTTGACAGACCTTGAAAAAGCTTACATGAAAGAGATCAAGGACATGGGCGCGGACTTCATCGACTACATCCTGGTCGACCGCTTTGTGGTTGATGATGCCGAGCAGGCTGACTTTTCCGAGAAGCTGGTCCACCTGCCGGTCTGCTATCAGGCCAACGATCCCCGTTTCGCTCGGACTGCGTCCGCCACGTCGCGCCGTGATTGGGGATTGCCGGAAGAGGGGCTGGTACTGTGCTGTTTCAACAGCAGCTACAAGCTCTCCC